CAAGTGGTGAGCCAGCTAAACCTGATTGACACAGTTAGTCAATTATGTTATAACTAAAGGGCAGTCAGCGAGAGTTGGCTGTCCTTTTTTGTTTTGTGGCAAAATGATGAGTAGATAATCTACACTAGCTTAACAATCAAGGGGGGTGGGAAATACTAGTTATTAATTTGCCCACCCCAAAAATTAATCAACAACAAAAGGCAAATATGAAAACATTACATATAACAAAGCCAGAACTTCATACATTCATTGATGGGGAAATAGAAAAGTACAAATCTAAAAAAGGTCGTGCTTTCTTTTATAAGAAACCTAAAAGATATGAAGTGA